CAATCTCTTCTGGTCGCATACTTTTAAAATCTTGCCAAGATTCTTCCACAAAATTCTGTAACTTATTCTCATCGCCACTCAAACATAAAGATACGGCATCTCGTAAAGATTGTCTAACTGGTGCAGGCGTAGATGAGCGAACAATTTCTAAACCCATAACTTTAAGTTTAGGTTCTTCGTATCGAACCCCTTCATTATCATATACATTCAATGCATATCTTTTCTTTGCGATCCATATACCAGTATCAGCAATAGCCTCTCGCTTAAAGAATATCTTTTCTTCAAATGCGTTCATATAATCAGCAAGATCAGACATTGCTTTATTGATCGCTGGTTCTATTTTATCTTCTGTAATCTTATCAAGTGCATCGATAATCTTATCTTTTGGTTGATCTTTAAGAAACTTTTCTACTAATGCATCAAGAGTTATATAACAAGAATCAGTATCGGTGTAGAATGAATACTCAACATCTTTGGTACCACAAAACTTGTTTAGATACCTGTTAACCGCATCAGCAGTTTCACGAATAATATATTGACCAGTAAGCGTAATACCCTCGGCAATTCGCTCATCAAAGTATCTGAAGTATCTATTACCCATCGCACCAAATAATGAATTCAACTGAATCTTTCTTGCCATCTGAAAATTATTATACTTGGCAATCAACGGCAAAAACTTCTCATCATGAGTTGACTCATAATCTTTTTGTGCCTGTTGCATGAGTTTCTTATATTTTTGACGATCATCAAAAAACTTCTGAGTAATATCAGCAAATATGCCTTGTCGCTTTCTTGTAAAACAATATCCATTGGCAGCCATTGAAAGATTTTTCTCTTTCAACTTCTCGGTATTATGTTCTCTGCCAAGTAATGTATCAACAGTACAATCTAGTGGCTTAACATCAGACAGACATTCTGGCGATAGATTATGTTGCATAATAATTGATGGATACAGAGAGGTAGCATCAACAGATACAACCCACTTATATTTACCAGGAACTGGTTCTTGGACATAGCCACCTTTGATACCACGACTTGGCTTGTCAGACTTGGGGGGAATCATTATGCCTTGCTCTAACAAATGATTGTATAACAAACAATCCCATGTCCGCGTAGACGAATACACATCACTAAAATTACATTTGCAGTCATATGTCATGGTAGCAATCAATTCAATGAGTTTCATTTTGTCATCAAGATCATCGACCAACTTGGCATCGATAATGTTATAGTCAATAAAACGATTCCAATCTTTGTCATAGAATTCTTTGAAGGTATCGTATTCAGTCTCTAGTTTTTTCTTGCCAAGTTCTATCTCTGCAATGTGATCTAACTTGTAAGACTCTGGCTGATTGTATGTAAACTTACGATACAAATCAATATAATCTAAAGAAGCGATACCCTTGATATCATAAGTTGTCATTTCTTGATTATTAATAGTAACGGATCTTCGTCTGGTCATGTTAAAAGGACTCAAACCATTCTTCGATTCATTACCAAACAATCGTTCAATTCTAGATACAAGATATGGTATATCAAACAACTGACTATTCCATCCAGTAATAATATCTGGATAATCATTTGCCCACCATGCCATGAATTTGTTTAACAAGTCTTCTTCATTATCACAGTAAACATAATCAACATCTAAGCCGTTTACTTCTTCAGAAACAGGAGACCATTCACCGACACCAAAGGTCGTGATCTTCTTTGTGATGTTATTAACGCTGGAAATAAGTAGAACTTCTTCTATAGGATTATCTACAGAAGGAAAGCCATGTTCGGCAGTAGTCTCAATATCTATCGCTTGAATATTTAATTTTGTTAAGTCAAAGTCAATCGCTTCTGGATATTTTTCCGAGAGATATTGATAGGTCAAATCTTGTTGACCATAGATAGGATAATTTTCTACTTTTGAATACTTGTCGATAAATTCTTTACAAGCAGAATTATTGTTGAAATTTATGGCTTTAAGATTTTCGCCATAGAGTCCTCTGAACTTTGATTTTCCATCAGTACGGACATATAGCGTAGGCGAGAAAGGATGGCGTTCAAGAAATCGTTCACCGTCCCTAACACCACGAACTAATATGCTATTTCCGTATTGCCACGCATAAGAATAAAATTCAGACATTAAAAAGACTCACTCCAGATATTATTAAGACCATTGTAACAAATAGTTGTTCAAAAGTCAAGTACTATCCTTCGAATTTCGGTCTTTTTTCTCCCTTAGGAAGTCCTGGGTGTTTGAATTTTGATTTCCATTCCGCGGTCAGTTGTTCAGATGGAGCGTATAGTGCAACCAATTGTTGGGGAACAACGGAGACTTGCCCTAAAGCGGCTGACGGACAGAAAGGTGAGAAGAAAACATTCATCTTAGTTGGATCTTCTGGATCTGGCTTCAGTCCCACAATAGCAGGATTGTTTAAGAAGTATCTGTTTTTTTCTTTTTCATGTTGCATGACACAAATAACCTCATGCCCAGAAGTCAGAATGATACCACAGATCATTGGTTCTTCTAACCCTTTATTTTCATTTTCGTCTGTCATAGACAAGTCTCCATCATATTATAGTAAGTACTTACTTGCGTTATTGGTTTTCGTTCAGAAGAGTTTTCTCAGTCTTCTTGCCGCCCAATGGTGGCACACCATTGACCAGTATCTCTTGGACTTTTAACTCTTCAGGTAATTCTCGACTTAAGGTAATGATCAACATGCCGTCCGAGAACTCGGCATTATCTACCTTGGTGTGTTCAGCAAGAGCAAAAGTTCTTGTAAAATTCCTAGCACTAATACCCTGATAGTGATAGTCATTTTTATCCTCTCCTCTGTCTTGAACACCTTGAACAACTAATTTGTTGCCTTCAGGTACGAGATGAATATTGAACTCATCTTCCCTAAAACCAGCACAAGCCAATTCTATGGAATAAGTATCTTCATCTTTTCTGATTATGTTATAGGGTGGATAATTTGAAGCGATATCTTTCACCGTGTGTAAATTATCAAAAACTCTATCGAACCCTATAGTGAAGGGTCTGAAAAATGCGTCCATGTCAGACGCGGTCAATCTTGTAGTAACCATTTTAGTCTCCTTTATTAAGCAAGATTATTAAAAGTGAACCCGAAACATACGGCATTCACACTACTATATATAAGACTTCTACCTCAAAAATCAAGAGGTAGAAGCCCTATTTACTGCTAAAGATTCATACCTGTCTTTCGATCAACTATGGATACGGTTAAAGTTCTAGGATCATATACACAATTCAACTGGCGAATCTCACCATCCAACCAGAGGCGATATCTTGCCACTGGCATAGAATCTTGGCGTTTAAAACCTTTCAGTTCTACACGACCCAAATCATTGGGTAGAGATTTTATGGTAGCCTTACAGAGTGTGTTGATGCTAGTTTTGTTGCTTGCGAGGGTTGAGGTTGAAAACATCATAAAAAATAGTGCCGCCAAAGCGACCAATTTCACTTTCATTGTTACTCCTTGTTTCAAAGGGTTAGTATTATGCCCGAGGGCTCCGTTTGTTCGATGAACAAACTCTCAATGCAATATGTATAAAAAATGAATTTTCCGTAATCAATTATTCGGCCTCATAACAAAAATTTGGCGCGTATGACAAACAGGTCAGTTCCTTTACTTTTCAGTCTGCGGTCGGTGTTTTGTGTACGCCGCCAGCCTGTGATGTTTTAATAGTTACATCTAAGTCTTGATCTTTAGGAAGTTCTGCGATCAAAGAGATTCTACCAGAACACGCGGTTACAAACAAACACACCAGAAGTATACTTAAATATTTCATTTCTTCCTCCCAATGTTATACTTCGTGACTAATGACCAATCATCTTTTTCTTTAAATGATAGCACTTTAATTTGACTTAGTGGTGCTTGGTCTTCTACAAACTTTTGGGAATTTAGTATTTCAATTAAACCCCAGTCACTCAAAAGTTTTGCAATCGTATTTCTTCGCTGAATATCATTTTCGGTAAAGTCAGCGCCTTTACCATCTAGGGCAAATAATTCTTTGAAGTGGGTAATAAAATATCTGCCTTGCTTATGTAAAATGTGGCAAGACTGATACAAGACTTTATCTTTTTTAGAGGCTACACCAATTCTACTCAATGTTTCTCGCACTTTCAAAAAGTCATCTGCATTTTTTAATTTGATCTCTAATGGTTCATAACCAGGAAAATCAATTTCAAAGAAATCACTACTCATATCTACATCTCTACCTTAATAATATGGTGTTTATGTAGATATTTATATTATCTCATCTCTAGAGTGTCATTATCCGCCTCTTGATAGTCGCTTTTCTAATGTAGCAATTTGTTCATCACTCAATAGACGCATGGCTTCTTGTGCCTTGATATCATTATATCCATATGTCTCTTTGATAATATCAAGTTTTTCAATTTGCTCTGGCTTTAACCACTTATTAAATCTCTTGGATTTTCTTACCATATCTCTGAGAAAATCATACTGCAATTTGCCATCGATGTGAGGTCTACTATTCATTTCATTCGCAAGTTTAACGGTATCTTTGCCGTATGACAATGCTTTGTTTACAATAAATGGATTATATTGTTTCTCTGACCACTCATCAACTACCAAGTTTTCTTTGGTATAATTAATACTGTTTGCGAAATCAAAAGGACTAATCGCTTTCTTCTTCACTTTGAATTGATCGATATCGATCTCTTCTTTTGGCTTCATACCTAAATCTAACATATCAACCCCAATGTCTTAACACTCCAGATATAATAAAGAAACAGGTAAAGAAGTTTACCAAAACAACAATAGTTCTAATGACTGCAACCATGTCTGCTTCATGCGAATCTTCAGACGCTTTTTCTCCGAGGGACATTGCCCATAATTTCCAAAATCTTTTCATCGTTCAAAACCACATTTTTATTATACGCCACTTTCTTAGCAGTTGTCAACCAGAATTCCTGAAATTCTCTATTCGTGCTATTTCTAGCCGCAGTTATACAAGACCGAATTCTCCTGTCCGTTAACTGCCATATATTCACAGGCAACTCCAGTTATTGGTTCGCCAATTTGTAAATATATAGTTGCTCCTGGCCAAAGTGCCAGAAATATTTCTATTATTAAAAATGCTATCGCTACCCATATAATTAACTTCAATATCCTAACAAAAAAATCTACCAAGTACAAAATTATATCTTTCATATTTCAACTCTATCATAATCAAAAGCAATTCGATGTAGTACACGATCTTGCATGTGCTTAAATGTGTGGCGTTTATGAATACTTAACCACTGTTCACTAATGACCACATCACCATCATTCCATTCATGATCATATCTATACTTATCTTTCAAAACATGTTCAGTTAAAAATTCCATCAACTGACCAAACTCACGCTCACCTTTACCTACCATTCCAAAAATCTGAAGAAATGGAAAATAAAGACCTTTCTGTCCACCATCATTAGTATGAACTAAATTAAAAGGTTTGTCGGTAGCGTGATGCTCTACGAAAAATTTACTGTCAGAATAAGAACCAACTTTATATCCTAAAGTAATTTGAATATCTTGGATCTCTCTTTTCGTAATTGAGGACAGATCATCATACGCTTCAATCATATTTATCCAACTGGTGACACTACCATGCGTATCTTTCTTAGCGTACAACCATATCAATGGAGATCGCTCATAGTTACTCGCTTGATTAGCATGCCAATCTAATGCTTCTTCATGTCCAAAGAGACCTGGTTCACCCGCTTCATCAAGTTCTCCAGTCACTCTTAGTATGTTATCATGTATCGCAATATGCTTAGATCGCTCTCCGAGCACCTTCTGACACTCTCCAATCATACTACAGAAGTCTACTTCTTGTTGCATAGTCAAGTCTTGCTTGCTAAATGCTACCCATGGAGTCTCTCTGACGAGACTCCTAGCGATATTATGGGCATCTTCTAGAGTTGCATCATTTAAATTTAACATTTACCATGATCTCGGTCAAACAAGCGGTAATGTTGATTTCTTGATCAGCAACAAAAGCCGCTTTGTATTGATAATCTGCTATTAATAAAACCATATGTGCTGGTTGCTCAATCTTGTCCAACAACGCATCATAAATCTTTCGATAGATTCCCTGTGGATCAGTATCATAATTATTCGCAACCCACTGGCGCATCTTCTTAAAGTCTTTATCTTGAAGACTGTTCAATAAATCTTTGGTATTCAACTCTGCTAAATTACTGAGAATACCTTCATCAATAATGCCAGAGGCGCTGTATCTTTGAAGTTCATTTATCACTCGCCTGTAATCAGGAAAGTGTTTCATCAAAAGTTCTGCAAGAACTTTATCTGAATATTTCACCTGTTCACGATTAAGAATAGTCATCATTCTCTTCATAAATCGCTCAGCCATAATTGGCTTGTCAGATTTTGCTAGTCTGAAATCAATCACAGTTGTTCGACTATGAAGCGGTTCGATAATACGATTCTTAAAATTACATGTGAAGATAAATCTACAGTTGGCAGAAAACTCTTCTATAAAACCACGCAATGCTGGTTGTGTAGAATTGGGATTTAGATAATCTGCCTCGTCTAGTATGACAACTTTTGGTTTACCTTCAAAAGATACAGTACTGGCAAAGTCTTTGATTTTTGTGCGGAGAACATCAATACCACTTTCTTCAGAGCCATTGATAATAATATAATCACTACCAAGTTCTTCACATAACGCTCTGGCAACTGTAGTCTTTCCAGTTCCAGCAGTACCACTCAAAAGAAGATTGGGTATCTCACCCTTAACAAGAAACTGACCAAAGGTTTCTTTTACAACATCTGGAAGAACACAGTCTTCTATAGTTGAAGGTCGATACTTCTCGACCCAAAGAAATTCTTCGCTCATCTTGAAATCCTCTTTTCTAAAATGTCAATGTTATAGGCTTTCTTTTCGTTCCAAGCCTCTTCAGAACGATCAATCATCTTCTTACCAGATTTGATCTGCTTTGGAAAAAACTCTGACTTCTTCAGATTTTCCAATGCAACGATTCTTCTCTCATTAACATTCTTTTTCCGCATACCTTCTCCTAATTTGCGCCAAGTTTATCTTTGTTCATTATACCATCTTCTAGGTCTAATGTCAACTGGCGACCTTTGGGTTGAACAGGACTTTCTCCTGTTATATAACTAAGTACTGCCGCTGGATCAGATTCACCATATGGATCATCTTCTGCATTGTCAGTAAATCCAGGTTCTATGAATGCCTTCTCAACAACTCCGTCATTAAGAAGTAAAGCGTATCTCCATGATCGAAAACCGAATCCGAGATTATCTTTATCTACCATCATTCCGATAGCACTTGTGAATAAACCAGAGCCGTCGGGTATCATCTTACAATTTTTGACTTTAGCCCAGTCTGCCCATTTGTTCATAACGAAACTGTCATTGACTGACAAACAATAAATCTCATCGATACCAGCATTTAGAAAATCTGGATACAGATCATCAAAGCCAGGAAGTTGATAAGTAGAACATGTAGGTGTAAATGCACCAGGTAAAGCAAACAATACTACTCGCTTATCTGCAAACAAATCAGCAGTAGTTATATCTTTCCAAGTAAATGGATTGTCGCCTTCGACACTTTCATCTCGTACCCGAGTCTTGAAAGTTATATCAGGGACTTTGGTTCCGACTTCGATCATAATATCTCCTATATCTGTGAAGTAGGTTCAAGGGCTAACCAGTACTTAATACCAGTACCTTCAAGATACATAAACTTTTTCTGGCTCAGAATCATATTATAAGTTCCAGGAATAACCTTGAAATTTTCAACAGGCAATCGGCAATCAAATTCATTTGGTGATGTACCAATTTCTATTGTGTGGCTATCAGTCTTGGCTGTTGTGGGATCACCAACTCCGATTGTTACTCTACCATTCTTACTCACCACGCTTAATATGGGTGCAGAAAGAACAGAGGCAAACTTTACCAAGTTGTTGATCAGGGTGGCATCGATACTACACGCCCAGTAATTATCGACTTCTATAGTCTTATCTGGTGCGGCTGTAACAATCGATGGGTCTGCGAAAAAGAATTCTGTTTGACCATTACCAGCAATGATTATTCGATCTTCAGTAAATTCAAGATCGGCTTCTGGGTGTACTGACAGAACTCCTAGCAGTTTATTGAGATCGTAAATGGCAAACTCTCGATCAAAAGTTTCTTTAACTTCTGCTCGGGAAAAAATATTGATGCCATTCGATACAGTTGAAAGAACATTACCGGGTCTAATCAGTATGTTCGTATTAATTGTGGAATAATTCCGTAGAATCTCCAGCGTTTCGTTTGATATTTTCATTATATAAAGTCTCCATCACAATTATCAAATTTTATCCATCATACATCATTCACAAACAAAAGTCAAGTGAAATATTTTATACGGTGCCGATTTCTGTTTCCGTAAAAGTTAAACTATTAGCACTTCGGTAAGCCACGAAATCTGGATGTTCGTCAACATTCTTACCGGCGTATTTGGATGTATTATTGGAAGCACAGGCGTCTGCACAGGCATCAGCGGATGCTTTATTTGGGAAATCTACTAAAACTGTCCAAGTCAGATTGTCATCAGAAAATGTAAAAGACTTAGTTGCACCAGCGTCATTAATAATAGCCAAAGTCTCATCGCTTTGGGTGTTCCATTCCGTAGAACTATCTGATTTAAATTGGTACCACTCAACATCAGTTGATGGTCTTGTTTGTACATATTGGAATCTGTA